TTTTCACAATTATCATATAACAAACGCTCCATTTGATATACCTGATCCTCTTTATCCAAATACTATTAACTACATTGCCGCGGGTGGACTTTTACAAATAACTCCGTTTATTGATAATGCTAACTTTAGTATTGAAACAATGGATATACAAATAGCAGGTATTGTTGAATTACAAGCTAGCGGTGGACAGACTGTCAATGACAAAACAGCATTACAATTAATGCAAGAACTTGATTACATTGATAAACCAGTTACAATTTACAGAGCTTTTGTAAATCAAGATTATGATAGCCAGGGCGGTAATAGGTTTGAACTTGCTTCTAATGGATTGTTTCCAATATTATACAAAGGATTTATTAATAATATGTCAGCTGGATTAGGCGCAGAAGGTGATAGTACAACAGTACAAATTGAAACTGCATCACACTGGTCTGATTTTAACAGAGTAAGTTCACGCTATACAAATGAAAATAGTCAACAACTTATATGGCCAAATGATAGAGGATTTGAATACGCTAAAGAAATACAAAAAGAAATACGGTGGGCTGAACTTTAATGGATAAAGATACAACACTAAAATTAGGTATTTGGCTTGCATCTAAAGAATTTCAACCTTGGAAACGTGGTAAAAATGATTGTTGTACATTGTTTATGGAATGGCATGATAAAAGATTTGGAACAAATACATTAGATGAAATTTACGGTAAATACAATGACTTAATGAGTGCAATACGTTTTGCACGTAATTTTGTTAAAGTTCCAGAATGGTTTCCAAAGCATGGATATGTACAAGTTGATAAACCGGAAACAGGAGATATTGTAATGGTAGAACATCATAAAAACTTTTGTAGTGGTTATATTGTTTGTATGAATCAAGCATGGGGTATTCAGGAACACGGCAAGGGATTAAGTAAACATGCATTAAGAACTATGCAACCCCACACAATATGGAGACATGCAAATGGGTTTTGAACAAATAGCCAAAATGGCAATCAAGGCAATAACTCAAAAGGTTACTGTCAATCAACAACGCAAGGCAACAAAAGCATCAGCAACACAAGCCCGTGTCCAACGCCAAGACATTCTTGTTAACAAACAATCAAACAATGATCCTATATACGTACAATACGGAAAACACCGTATGGGCGGAACAAGAGTATATGTAGAAAGTTCTGATGGCGCAGGTAGTAATGGCGGAAATACTAAATTAAACATGGTAGTTGTATTAACTGAAGGCTGGATAAGAAGACCAACTCAGGTTTATTTTAATGACACTGTAGTATGGGATATAAACAATGGCGGTACTATAAGCCTTGATGCTAACAGAGGTGCTAGGCTAGGTGGCTTTATATCAAAATATGCAAGTACTATTATTATGACTTGGTACAACGGAATAGATGTATATAATGTACCAGGTATTCCTCAATATCCTGTAGGAAGTAATTCTGGTTCAGATATGCGTTTACAAACAAGTACCAGCAATTGGTACAGTGATGCAAAATTACAAGGTGTTTGTTATTTTGCTTTGTTATTAGAAGCAGAATCAGAAACATACGGTGGACAATTACCAACAGTAACAGTTGATCAAGAAGGCAAGCGTATGTTGGCTATGAACAAGATATCAGATGGAGATACTGAATCTGATGTAACTGAACAATATTATACATTTTCTGGAGCTCCAGATAGTTATCAATATCCAGGGAATTTTGATAACCCTGCAAATGTGTTGTATGATTTCTTAATTTCAACTATATATGGCAAGGGATTAGACAGAGATGAAAATGGTAATTGGGTTGCTGGTAGACACATAGACATAGCTAGTTTCCAACAAGCAAGATTAGATTGCAATGCGGCACGTAGCGGAGCAGGATATGGTATAGACGGGTACTTACAAACAGAAAAACAATTGTTTGATAATGTAGGTGAGATATTAGAAACTTGCAACGGTTTGTTGTTGTTCCTTGATGGCAAATATCATTTAAGAATACAAAAGAAAGATGAACATATAGGATTGTCATCATCTCAAATATTTGACAAAGATACTATTATTGGACCTATAGCATTGTCAATGCCAACCAAAAAAACCAAACTAAACAAAATAACTGGCACATTTAGTAACCCAGCTAACAAGTACAATGATGATGTTATTATCATTGATAACCCAACATATAGAGTAGAAGACAACGGCAGTGTATTAGAAGCAACAGCAGATTATACATTAATCACAGATAGTACACTAGTTACAGACTTGATTACACAAACGGTAAATAAAAGTAGGACACAACAAACATTAACGTTTACAGCGGCACACACTGCATTATTACTACGCAGTGGTGATATTATAGAAGTTAGACATCCAGAGTTTGGTTGGGGTACTGGTGCAGGTGAAACACAAAAGTTTTGGCGTGTACAAGAATTAACATTAACAGAAGAAAATACAGTAGAAATAACTGCATTAACATATGATTCAACATTGGAGTTGTAAATGAGTATAATAGCACTAAATTCCGGAACAATAGCACATTATCTACCTACAGGTGAAGATGTAAATTCATCTGTAACTATTAATGGATTACAAGATGTAGAAATTGTAGGATTAAATAATGGACAAATATTACAGTACAATACTACGGCTGGTAAATGGGAAAATGTTGATCCAGGCGTTTTAACAGATATAATAGATGGTGGAACTTATTAACTAAATGTAGTCATTTAAGGTGTCTTAACCGTCAAACCAAGACTATATACAGTATCAAAAAAACAAGGAAGTACTTATGACTAATCCCGCATATAAACTGGCAAACGCTGAACCAGAACAAATAAAATCAGCAGAACTCAAGTTTTTATTCAAGCAACAAATAGAGCTAGAAGACTATCAAAAGCTATCACACTTTATTTGGGTTAAACAAATCAAAGAACACATTCCAGGAACATACAGTGTATATTCAATGTACAAGGACGGCATAGCAATTGGTACTAATGCATTATGCATAAATGCTTGGCTTGATACACATAACTTACCACGCAAAAGACCATTAAGTGAATATACTGTAAAACAAAAGATGTTGTTTAACAGAGAAGATGTAGCTAAAATTGACAACAGAACTGACAGTACAAGCGTAGTACTTAAAAGAAAGCCTGGTAGAGTGCAAGGAAAACGCTATGAAGAAAGCAGGTGTGGAATAAATGTAAGAGAACAAATATGGGATCTACATCAAGAAGGATTTACACCAGCTGACATCTCACACGCAATAGGTTGTACACCAGCTAATGTTTATTATCACATAAACAAAGAAAGAAAAAGACTTGACAAACTTAAAGATTAGTGTTATCATAAATACTATTAGTAAATTAAAACACTAAGAGTATTCCTACTATTAGACAGTTACATTCTCCAAATATAATGTTCAAGTTTTAGTTTATAGTTGTATAAGGGTAATACTAGGATCATTGCCTAGCTCCAACAACACAATGAAGCGTTTCTTAACGCTTTCCTTATTGTGCCATGCCTTAAAGGCCCACTACTTTATACAATGAGTCACAAAAACCCGCAGAAATGTGGGTTTTTTCTTGACTAAAATACCAAACTGTGTTATAGTTGTATATAAATGTGTAGAGAGATCTGTAACCACTGGTTTTTTTGCACTTTTAGGTAAATATATATGTAACAGTGATGTTACATAAACAAAGGAGAATACAATGATAATAATAACAAACAACTTAGATGAAATTAAAAGTCATCACACATACAATCACAAACTAAAGAATTCAACTTGGACTGGGCTTAACAAAGCTGGTAAAGTTCAAGGCGGTGAATTAGATAAATTAAGAAACAATTTATCAATTGAAGACTGGGCTACATTAATTGTAGCGGTTGATTCAAATCTAAACAAACTTCCAAGCAAACAATCAGATGAATGGGATAAAGCCTTATTGGGTTTATTGCGTTTGTGTGACATTAGACTAAACCCTAGAGATGCAATATGTCCAACAGGTGAATTTAGTGATTACATAGCTAACAAAGAGCGTGACTATAAAAAACTACAAAAAGCGTTATGGGCTATACTAATGAGCGGTATGGAATGTTTAGAACATTTTGCTTGGGATGTAGATCAAGAAAATCATTCACTATTTGAATGGTAGACAAAAACACATAACTATACTATAATACTAACATTGGCTAATAAAAACAACCCCACAGAACCCTTTACAAATAAGATTAAGCCTAACACGGCAACTGAATAGTGTTACTGAATCCCTTCTGATGTGAGAGGGTAGGTTAAGATTGCTTATTATCTGATTCAACGGACTACCCTGTTTTGCAGGATGCCTTAAAAGACGCCCCTATGTGGTTAGTGCTTTTCCGTTGTCTTAATGGTGTGGCAAATATATACTAATATTGGCTAAGTGAGAGGGATACACAATTCAGCCCTCATGTGCATTACAGAGACTTCTGTATTGGTTGTAATGCATTGCGTTAACAAGACACGCTTGTAAAAGGAGACAGCAAAACCTGCCTTTCCCATTGGGTTAAGTTAATACAGTAAATGACGGATACTTCAAGTATTTGATTTTATAGTTTACGCTAATACTAGCGTGACTATGACTTCAACTTCAAGTAGTATCTATTATATATTATATCAATTAAATGTTTAATGTTCCACTTAAGAAGAGAAGATATTAGGTGGACAGATAAACAAAAAACAACTGAATGAAATGAAGTTGTTGTTGTTTGATGTTCTCTGTTGTCTGAAAGAGAACAGATTATTACTAATAACCAATTGAGTGTGGGTTAAGCCAAGCTCAGAGTTACCGCAAGCAATGACCACAAAAACGCATAAATACAACAACAAGGAGAAAAAACATGAACTCAGAAAGAAACAACAACTTCAATAGATGGTGGAAAGTTAATCATCACACTAAACCAGCACATTACTGGTTAATCAAGCATAGCAAAAGATGTATGCACAACTATAATATTGCTCCAGAACAATATGATCAAACAATGAAAATAATGAAAAGATTCAATCTAAGTGAATACAAAAGACTTAGTTGTGATGATGCAAGATTCCTATGGCGTATGACACACCCTACAATCAATCAG